TGGAGAGAACGGAGCCGGAGATCTTGTCGTCGATCTCCAGGACATTCCGGGTTGGATTCAGTTCGCGAGCCATGTTCAATTTCTCCCTGGGTTGAACGGTTGATTAGAAGGTGGTGAGCCGGATTTCGTCATCTCCGGAGCCGGTCTGGTCTACGGGCACGAACGGCAGCGAGTAGGCGTCGATGCCGTTGCGGGCGTTGTATTTCATGGCGTCGTAGAGGCCCTGGTCCACCCGGCAGCGCATCCGCTGGCCGGCGACGTTGCCCAGGGTGGCCATGATGGCCGCCGGGGTCGCGCCTTCCCACATGGTCCAGGGATTGAAGTTGGCCAACAGGTCCACTTCGGGATCGATGGAGCCGGTGGGCTGCCGCCCGGTGACCATCAGCTCCACGATGCCCTGGGGAGCGTTGGCGTCCTGGCGGGCGGTGACCTGGTTGCCCACTGAGAGCTTGAGGGAGGTGAGCGAGGGGTTGTAGGTGCCGATCTTGGCCCCGATGCCCATGACCAGCGGCGGTTCCACGCTGGTCTCCACGGCGGCGGGGAGAGCGCCCACGTCGCCTGGGTCCAGCCACAGGCCGGTCATGGTGAAGGTGAACTCCGGGATCTTGCCCACGGTGGCGTCCAGGTCCCACGTGCCCCGGCAGCCGACGATCTTGTGAAGGAGCCGGTCCATGTAGAAGTAGATGGTGCAGGAAGGCTGCGAGCCCGCTCCCGAGCCAGGCATCGCGGTCAGGGGCTTGTATTCGAGGCCCTTGTCCACTTCGACAAGCACAGTCGTGGCATGGGACACGCCGCCGGTGACGGTCTCGCCCACCTGGAACTGGGAGCCGCCGGTGGTGCCGGTGATTACCAGGGTGTTGTCATCCAGGTGGTAGAGCACGCCGGTGGCTCCGGAGATGCTTCCGGTTACCGTCTCGCCAAGTTGGAAGTTCCCGGTGGTGCCCACGCGCTGGAGCCGGCGCACCACGGTCTTCTGCATGGAGCAGGCGAGCATGAGCGGTTCCCAGTCGGCCGGAGTGAGGATTCCGCCGGAGAGGACGCCACCACGGGCCTCCACCTTGAGGGTCACCTTCACCTGCTTGGCCCCGATGACGTGGCCCATGGGGGTGAAGGTGGCGCGGACAACATCGCGGGTGATCTTCTCGCCCGTGGGCTCAATCTCCGGCGTGTTGTTGCAGAGGATGGCGTTGGCGACGGGAGATGGGTTGGCGTCCGTGCCGTACCCTCCACCCTCCAGTGCGGCCAGGATGACCACCCTTCGTTGCAGATGCACGTTCTGGTTTCCGGCGGAATAGACGGCGGGCATAGTCGTTTTCTCCTTTAGGCGAGCGGCAACAGCCGCCCCGTGAATGTTTCTGGACCGGAAAGGCTAAAACACCGCCCGGCCAGGAGGGGCAGGTTCTGCTCCCAGAGCGGCCGAAAATCATGGTAGTCGGTGGGGCTTGAGGGATCGTCGGCGTAGCCGGTGTTCTCGAGGGGCACGCCGGCCAGGTAGACCTTGGAGAAGCCCAGCAACAGCGCGATGAACACGGCCATGCCGCCGGAGCTGCCGAAGCCCGGGTTGAATCCCCAGACGAAGTCCACGCCAGGCCTGGCCAGGGTGGAATGGACCTGGATGCCCAACTCCCTGAAGCGGCCCTGCCAGCGTGTGGCCGTCCATTCCTCCAGGCCGTCCGGATGGCAGGTGACGATGTGGTCCACCCGGGTTGGCGTCAGGCGCACCGCGCGGTTGACAGCGAACACCTCGCAGTCGCCGTGCCAGTAAGGACAGCGATCCAGATCCTCGTGCAGGCCCGGAGCCGGGCCGACCACCAGGGCCGCGCGCTGCGCGTCCTCCGCCGGCCTCGGCCAGGGGAAGCGGCCTACGGGGGTGAGCCTGGCCGTGAGGGGTCCGGACTCGATCAATACGCTGGTGTCGCCTGAAATCATGACGGATATCCTTGCAGCGTAACCAAATAGGGCTGTTTGATGAGGAACCTGGCTGCGTAGAGCGAGACGCCTCCGAACTGCACCGAAGAAGAGGCTCCCATGGACTCGGTGAGCATGAGTTCTGGCAGGAGTTGAACCCCTTCGAGGAGTCCTCGGCATGCTTCCAGGAGCGCGTAGGTGCCGGGGTTGGCCGATCCGCCGCGCCGGGCCTTGGCCGCGTCGGTCTGGTTCAAGTCGCCGGTTACGATCACGAAGCGCAGATGTTCTATCTTGCGCTGCCCGAGATCCTCCACGGAGCTGCCCTGGAAGGAGACGAGCAGGCAGGGCCAAAACTTGACGGACTCCTTGACGCTGTCTGCGTCGAGTTCGCCTCCATAGGGGGCCAGCGTCTTCACTTTGAGGGAAGCCTGGAGGGGCTGGAGCGCGGTTACGATGGCGTCCTCGATCTCGGTCAGGGTACGCTTGGCCATCTATCGGCCCTCCGCACGGTCGAGCCAGTCGCTCAGGATGGCCGTGACGGCCGCGATCCAGGTGTCCGGTAGTTCGGGGGCTTCGGGTGAACCTTCGAAGAGGAAGTGACGCGCCGGGATGTTGCCCCAGGGGATTGGACCGCCGCGCTTTGTGCGGCCGAACTGTCCCTGCGCAGCCCCCATCTGGTGAGTGGAGGCGTAAGGCGAGCTGGAGCCGATCTCCACGCTGTCCGGTCCGGCCTGGTAGGTAATGGACCGGAATAGCTCTCCGGTGCGGCGCAGAATCTGGCCCTCGCCGTAGCCCAGGCGTTCGCGCTGGGCGATGGTCACCGACGAGAGAGGCTTCCAGGCCAGGCCCTCCGGCGAGGCCTGGTCCACGAAGCACTGCTGGATACGGGCCAGCAGCGCTCCACCCACCTCGTCCATGGCCGGTGTGAGGTCGGAGATGAGGGATTGGAGCTGAGTGAACTTGCGACCCAGCTCCTGGCCCTCGATCTTGACGGTAATGCCCTCAGCCATCAGAAAGCCTTCAAAGAATGGTCAGTGAAGATCCGCTTCGGGCTGTCCGCGAGCACCACCAGGTGGTCATCCGCATCCAGCTCCTCGCTGCCTGCCGCCTCCAGCTTGAGCTTTCCGGTCGCCACGTCCTTAAGCTGGCTCAAGGCCGTCTGATAATCGTCCTTCGTCTTCTCCGGCACGGCGATGGCTTGTCCGTGCAGGAGATAGAAGGCGATGACCGCCTCCCACAGGAGCACGTTGTCCGGGGGCACGGGTGTGAACGGGATCTTGTAGCCGGCGGTGCGGGCATAACCGTGGATCATGGCCTCGGCGTCCGAGAGAGCGGCATCCACGACCGTCGGGTCGATCGCCCCGGTGGGGGGATCGGCCCGGTCGGTCAGGGTGATGAGCGCCGTCTCGCCGAAGCGCTGGACCATGTCGTCCTGGGTCAGGTACACTTAGTCCTGGGCCTTCGCGCCGGCGGCGTCCTGGATTTCGTCGGTGGCCGGGCCGCCCTGGGGGGCGGCCTCGGCTTTGTCCTTCCTGTTCTTGCCTTTGGGGGCCTTCTCTTCCCCCGGCTCGGACACCTGGTCGTCTCCCTCCTCGGGGATCATCTCCACGACGAGCATGCGATCGCCTTCCAGGGCCTCGATCTGCTCCGGGGTGAACGTGTCGGCCGGATGGGTTTTGGTGCCGTGATGGCGCATGCCTGCCCGGCAATGGCCGTCCTTTTTCGCGGTGATGCGAATCTTCATACTCCATCCCTCCTAGGCCAGTTCGGGGACGACCAGGACGTCGGCGGTGCCCTTCCAGATGTTGCTGGTGGCGTCGATCATCTCGGCGTGCAACAGTTGCTTGGCCGCACCCTCCAGGGCCGGTGGGACAACCAGAAGGTTAGGCGTGACGGAGAGCGACTGGCCGTTCTCCTGCTTGATGGAACCCATGGCCGCGCGGGCGGCCTGGTAGTTGGCCGCACTTAGATCCGACTGGGAAGCGAGGGCGAACTGCCAGAGCGCGGGGGAGGCGTTCACGCGGCAGTCGACGCCGTACAGGAACTCCCTCTGCATGAAGACGTTGGGGTCCGTATCCTTGGTAAGGGATATGAAGGAGTAATCCTTCCTGCGCTGGAAGAGCCAGGGCTTGATGGCCTTGGTGGTGTCCAGCAGGTACCAGGTCGGCCCGGAGCCGGTCTGAACGTTGGAATACATGGTCAGGTTGCCCTGCACGTTCACGGGGTGGTCCGCGTCGAAGAAGTCCTGGCCGTCGAAGCAGGGAATGGCGAAACCATTCTTCATGAGCGCCGCGATCAACACGTCCGGGTGCTTCTTGGCGTCGACGCCGAGTTGCGTCACCACGGGGTTGAACACCCCGTAAGTATCGTCCTCGATCATTTCGCGATCCAGGCCGATGGTGTCTTCAAAGGTCTTGTTTTTGACCGTCCATTCGTAGCCGCTCACTCCCTGGACGACGCGGGCACCCACCCATTCGCGGAACTGGGTGAACCTTCCGAGCCAGGGATAGACGTTCTGCGAGGTACTGGAGGGAACCGACATGGCCACCTTATCCCAGAACACGGGCGTCCCCTCGAATGCGTTCTGGAAAATGGTGGTGAAGGCCGTGAAAAGTCCCTGTAGGACAGCAGGAGCGGATTCGGAGTTGAAGAACATGGGATGCGCCTCCTAAAATTTGACCCACACGCCATTGGCATCCACATTCATGATGAGGCCTGCCTGGCTGCGGGTGTTGGAGTTGCTGGAGGCGGACACGGTCTGATCGTCCACGGCATAGGCCGGCTGCCCGACCATGCCCGAGGTGACGGACCCGTCGTTGGCAACAGCGAACACGCCGCGCCTGGCCTCGACGGTTTCCGCCCCGGCGGCTCCCTGGGAATTGTTCCGGGTCTGCTTGGCCACGCCGACGATGGCCAGGTTGGGGGCCGATCCGGCCGGGCGCGCCAAGCCAGCGTGGGAGACCCCCACCATGCCGCCGAAGTAGGTGATGACGCCGGCATCCACCGGAAAGCCGAAGCAGTTGCCGCCCAAGGCCTCAGGGGTGATGCGTTCCGTTGCGAGAGCGGCCATTTACTTGCCCCCCTTTCCCACGTTGCGGGTCTTGAGGAAGTCCTCGCGCTTGATGCCCGTCTGGGAGCAGATGGCCACCTCCACGTCGGTGAGGCCGTCGCCCTGGGGCGGCGCTCCGGCCGGCCCGGATTCGCCGGGCTTCACGACGGCCACGGCGTTGGCCACGAACTGGCTGAACCCGGCCTCGTCCTTGGAGGCGTAGGCCATGGCCCAGTCGCGCTGGCCGGGAGTGATCTTGAAGTCCTTGATTGCCTTGTCCACCAGGCCGGCCACCCGCTCGCCCTCGAGGACCTGAAGCCGGGCGGACATGGCCGCCACCTGCTCGGTGGGAACGAACTTGGCGGGATCAACCGCGCCGGCCTCGCCGGGCTTGGGCATGTTCGCGGCATGAGCCGCGAGCTGCTCGCGCGTGGCGTTCTCCGACGCGCCCAGGGCCTTGGCCACGCTGGCCAGGGTGGAGCGGATCTCGGCCATTTCCTTCTGGGAGTGGGCAACCAGCTGCTCGACGGAAGAGCCGTCCGGTGCGCCAAGCACTTTGGCCAACCCGGGCAGGGCGATCATGGCCGCCGCCAGTTTCTGGCAATGGGCCGTCACGGTCTCGGCCGTGGACTCGGGGGGAAGCCCGAGCTTTGCGGCCAGCATTTTCAGGAAGTCTTTCAGTTCCACGGGGGGGTCTCCTCCGAGGAGCTGGCTGGCCAGTGCCGTCAGCTCCAGATTGGGGTTGTTGGAGAGAGCCGCGCAGGCGATGCGCAGCACGGTTCCGTCTTGGGTGTGGGTGAAGACAGGGCTGATGTACCGGTATTCCTTGCCTGTGAGGCGCGCGACTGCCTGGGCGGTCCAGTCCACGCGCCCCCAGATTCCGTCTGGCCGGACTTCCATCCCCTTGATCCAGCCGGAAGCCGGAGCGGGCTGCCCGTTCTCCCGGCTCCAGATAAGCTGGTGATCGTAGTCGATGGGCATATCCGCGCCGGACTGGTAGGCCAGGGAGGTGTCGACGACCTTTTGCGCGGCCTGCTTGTCCGCGACCTCATACGGCCCACGACCGTCGCGACCCTGAAAACGCCCCAGCGGCAACAGATGCACCCATTCGGGAGGTTCTCCCGAGGGCAGTGCGGAGGAGTGGGCGGCGAGAAGCTCATGCATGTGCCCTCGATACGAAAGATCGAGAGCGCGGGGCATGGTGGCGATTGCCACCACCGGAGATATTTTTGGCTTTGGGAAAAAAGAAGGAGGGCTGGCTTCCGGGACCTTTACGCGCAAGCGCCCCTATGGGCAAGGTCCGGTCGGAAGGGTATGCCCTTCATTTGGCCGGTATGCCGTTCAATTTTGCGTTCAATAGATTTTCACGGGTCATGAACCGCGCGGGGTTGCCAGAACGGCCCACAGGGCATATTTGGGGGTTGTCGGTCTGTGACCGCCAGGCGGCCGGGAAATCGCTGATCCGGCTGGGGATGGCCCGTCATCGAGCGGGAGTCGCCTACGTGGAAGGTAGCGTACCACCAGCGCGGTCACAGGCCTAGACGCCTCCCTCCAGGAGCACGTACCGCTCCGACTTGAACTCGCTAAACTGCTTCAGCAGGTCGACCGTCTTGACGTTGTTGGTCGCGAACTTCACGCGACCTCGCTTTTTCGCCTCCCCCCCCTTCAGTTCGGTGCCGTAATTCACCTGCACAGTGATCCTGGCCATGCCTCCCGGCACCTCGTAGAGATAGAGGAGCACCCCTCCCTGCTTGTCCCAGTAGACCGCCTTGGGGCTCTCCAGCATGGTGGGCAGCTCGGCCATGGTAGCGTCGGGGAGGGCCTTTTCCGCGTCCTTCTTCGCGTCCCGGAGCATGTGCTTCACGTCCCCATCGATGAGGCTCAAGGCCCCGCTCTGCACATCTCCCTTCTCGGACTTGAGAAAATCCACCACCGGTTCGGACAAGGCCCCAACCACGCGCCTTTCACCGCGAGCCTGGAAGTTTCTTGAGGCTGCCTCCTCGGCCAATCCAGAGATCCACGTGCCGAGATCGCGTTTCACGGCCGGCAGCACAAACTTGGCCGAGGCCATCTGGGCGGCCGCCATGTCCGGGGTGGCGTCCGCCAGTTTCCCCATGAGCGCCCGGGCCGCGTTCTCCTGGATGGCCACCTGGCCCGGGTTGTACCCGAAGCCCGGGTCCACGCCCTTGGGGGTCATGATGACGTCGCCGGTGCGGTCGTTGGTCCAGGGGATCATCTCCGAGGGCGGGGCGTCGGTAACCTTATAGCCGAACTCGTCGAGATCGCGCTGGGAGAGCTGCATCACCGAGCAGCGGCAGTGCCAGCCGTTGGGCGGGAAATGCGTCTTCCACCAGGCATGGTCCCAGGGAAGCACAGTGCCGTTCCAGGCCCTATGCAGCGGCCGGGTGCGACCATCCAGGATGGCCACGTAGCGCAGGAAAGGGCTGTTCCCCTTCAGGCGCTCGATCCTGGCCCACGTGCCGGCGGCGTGGGCCATGCGCATGTTGGTGTCGTAGATGATCCGCAGGCGGCGCGGGCTGCCCAACTGAGCCGAGACCGGCTCGCCCGTCTTGGTATCCGCGACCTCCTGGCGTCCCCACCAGCCTTTGGATTGGAGCACGGGCGTCAGGTTCTCGCTGAACTTCTTGAACGTCCAGCCCTGCTCCTTGGCCTGGGTCACGGCGTCGGAGATGTCCTTCAGGATGTCGAAGCCGGCGCTCTTGGCCACGGTGAAGGCCGTGGCGTGGTCGGCCTGCCACATATCGCGCCAGTCGAAGGTCTCCGGTAGGTCGAAGCCCTTGGCCTTGAGGTAGTCCACGGCCTCCTGCGGAGGAAGGGGCTTAAGCTTTGCCGTCGGCAAGGGGCGCTCCGGCCTCTCCGGCCAACCTGGCCGCGAACATCATCTTGGCCAGGTGGTCCACCATCTTGGATGCGTCCTGCGCCGGGATGACCTCGGGCAGCCGCTTCATGAATTCGTCGAAGGAGTCGCACTCCGAGAGCAGCCGCTTCACCGGGGCCAGCATGGGGTTGACCATGCCCTGCCAGTCGCCCAGCTCCTCCGACACGGCCAGGTCGATTGAGTCCGGGACGAACTCCGGCGGGGTGGCGCTTCCGGGCGTCGCCGGCGTTGAGGTGGCGTTGACCGAGATCCGCGCGCCCAGGGACGCGCTATGAGGCTCCATCCCCTTGCCCAGGGTCTCCGGCGGGATGTGCCCTGGCTCGGCGTTCGGAGGTGGCGGGGCCGACGCCTTGAGCAGCACCGCGTCCGGAGCCGGGTCGGGCAGCCCGAGCTTGGCCCGGATCGCGGCCTCCTCCACCTGGAGACCGAGGGGCACCAGGGTGGCCAGGATCTTGGAGGTCTTCTCCATATCCTCGGAGTCGGGCCGGATGATGCGAATCCTCGGGTAAACCTGCTGGGGGCCGAAGTTGAGATCCACCATCGGCTTGACCAGGTCGCGGTTGAGCGTCGCGGCCAGCTGGATTGCGTCTGCCGTCTCGATGTCCTGGCGCACCTGCTCGTGGGCGTCGGCCGTTCCCACGTGCTGACCGGTGTCCGTGGTGCCGGTCTGGCCAAGCACCGCCTTGGACACCTGGCGATCGAGGAAGTTGGCCAGGTTCTCATGCAGGGTGATGTTGCCCGTGAGCGACGCCTCGACGAATTCCACCTGCATGGAGGCCGGGATGATGCACGCCGTATCCTGGGTGATGTTGGCCACGGCCTTCAAAAGCGTTTTCTTGTCGTTTTCCGTAGCCCCGGCTCCGTATTTTCCCACGCGCAGCGGCTGCCCGAAGATCTCCGCGAGCTGTACCCAGCCCTTCAAGTCGAAGTTTTTGAACAGGTAGTTCCAGGACACCACCCTGGCCAGGCCCCCTCGAATGGGGAGTCCCGTTTTGGATTTGTGGGTGTGCACGATGTACTTGAAGGCATCGAGCGGTTGGGGTCCCTCTTCGGTGCGCAGCATGAGCGTGGTGCGATCAATGACGTTCAGCCAGAACCAGCGCGGATCACGCGTCTCCAGACGCCCCGGAATCCATTGGTTGCCCGAGGCCTCCCAAATGATCTCCGTTGCCGAGTAGCCCTTGCCCGTGGCGTCCAGGATGTCGAAGAGGTCCATGGTCAACTGGTCCCGTCGGAGCCAGTCCCGAATGAAGTCGGCCATCTTCACATCCTGGGAGGAATCCGTGGCCGCGTCCACCACCACGTCCAGGCCGGCGACCTGGAACTTGCGGGTGGAGAGGACCGAGCGGTAGTGGGCGTCGCGCTCCTCCATGTCCTCGGCCAGCTCCATGTAGGCCATGGGGTCGCCCATCTCGGCTTCCTTCAGGAGCGCGCCCAACCTGAGGGGCGTGAGCCCCACGGCTGGATGCCCCGAGAGCACCGGACGAACGCCCGTGATGACCGGTCCGGAGACCTCATCCTTGAGCTTTCCCAAGTCCACCGGGTTTCCCCGGGCGTCGTACAGGGTCACCATCACCAGGCTCCTTGGCCCCAGCGGGCTGATCGGTCATCGTCGAAGTCGTTATCGGGGGCGGTCATGCCGTCGCCGCTGCCAGGCTTGGGGATGGGAATGTAGCCGTAGCTCATCACCTCCTCCAGGGTGGCGAAGAAGGCCAGCAGGTGGGCCACGGCCGAGTCACCGTGGCGCTTCTTGGCTGCGACCTTGCCGTCCTCGCCCTTCACCGTGATCCGGTCCTCGCGAATGATGACGGAGACGCCCTTCTCGCGCTTCACGGCCCTGTGATCGTTGTAAACATCCAGGTCATCGGGCAGGAAGGTCATTCCGTCCTCGAAGGCCGCGATCCACCTGGGGGTGGCTTCCTCGTAAAACTTGGTGGTCATGGCCACTTCCAATACCCGCTCCGCGCCGTAGCGTTGGGTGCAGACCTCGGCCAGGTAGCCGCCGTTGCCCGTGGCGTCGAAGGCGGCGCGCATGAAGTTCGGCAAGCGATCCAGGATATAATGGACGATCTGCTTCTGAGCCTCATAGGGGATGTTGCGCATCTCCAGGTTGAACAACGGGCGAAGCTTCATGTCCTGGCCTCGTTGGGCTGGCCAGCACACGGACAGGTGTCCCTTGCGGGCGAAGTCCTGGCCGAAATAGGTGGGAAGGTCAGGGTCGATCTTGGCCAGCAGGGGTTTCAGCTCGCGCTCGCAGAAGTCGCGGATCTCGGCCTCGCGCAGGTGCTCTGCCAGGAGCTTGAAGGTGTCGCCCCGCTCGATGCGCACCACCGGCACGCCCGGGAGCATCTGGCGCTGCACCAGCGACGCCGGCAGGGCAGTGCCCGAGCCCTGGGAGGGGATGACGTCCAGCTCCTCCTCGGCGTTCTCGCCGTAGTAGGCATAGACGTCCTCGCTGAACGTGGCCTCGGCCTCCGGCGACCAGCTCTTCTTGGTGACCAGGCAGATCCGCTGATAGAGGCCGTCGGCCAGGGCTTCCCTGAACGTGATTTTCAGGAGGGCATACGGCTTGCGCCCCTTGCGGATGTCCTCGCAGAGCACGTTGAAGGGGTTGGCCTCGCCGTCGTGAGTGGAGATGATGACGACCTTGCCGCCCCAGATCAGGAAGGCCATGGCCGCCTTGAGCACGCCATTCATGTCATCGTGGAACGCGGCCTCGTCGAGGATGCACA